GCTCATTGGCGTGTGCGCGTCTGGCAGAGGCGACGCGTTCCTCTTGCGCGAGGACTTCGCGCTTGCCGACCTGCTCCTTTTCCTGCGCCTGCTGCAGCAGTTCGAGGATCTTCTGCTCAGCCGCCAGGCGCTCGGACGAGCCGCTCTCGGTCGCATCGGCGCGCGCCCGCTCGGTCTCGATTGCGATCTCGAGTGCCTCGCGCTGAGCCCGCCGTTGCGCATCGGCGATCGCATTGGCTTGCGCGGCGACCTGCGGGTTCTGATCGGCCAGCTGCCCGGCTTCTTCGGGCGTCTTGTGTTGCTCTTCCAGCCGCTGGATTTCGAGATTGCGGATCGCCTCGTATTTTCTGCGCTCGATCTCAACGACGCGGTCGAGATTGTGCTCGTGAGCGCGCGCCTCCTCGTCGAGATTGCGCAGGGTCGTCTGCAGCGCCTCGTCCTGCGCCTGCTTTTTGACCTCGAGGAGGTGCTTGTCGGCCGCCTCGACCGCGGCGGCGTTGACGCGCGGTGTGGGTCTTTGCGCCTCCTCGTGGATGACGCGATTGACCTGCTGTTCGATGGCAATGCGCTGCGCGCCGGACTGACCAGCCTGCGCCTCGGCCTCGCGCATCTGGTCGATCCAGATCTTGAAGTCGTCTTCGCGCTCACGTTGTTCGGCTGCGAGGACCTGGTTTTCACGCCGGATCGCCGGTGCCTGTTGTTCGGCAATCGGCCGCGCCATTTGCCGCGCTTGCGGCAGCGCCTCGGCAATATCTTGCGCAGTTACGTCTTCAAACTTGCCATGATGTTTCTGCGCGGCCGCGATCCGTATCGCCTCCATTTTGGCGATATTCTCGGTCTCATAGGCCAATTCCGCATCGGCGATTTCTCGCCTGATGGCTTTGACTTCTTCGGCGTTGTTGTGTTCGGCGGCGAGGCGCCCCGCCAGCACCTCGATATTCGCGGCGTGCTCATTTGCCTCGTCAGTGGTGTGGGTTCGCGTCGCCTGTTCAATGAGAGCGGATTGCGCTACGCGATTGGCCTCGCGCAGTGTGTTGAGCTTCTGCACCCCCTCAGCGTTGTTGGTCCTCACGGCAGCTTCGAGCTGCTCCGTGATCGCGACTTCGGCTTTCTTTAGCGTGTTGAACTGTGTCGCCAGATCCACGCGCTCGCGGTCAACCTTGTTGAGTTCTTCGTTGACCTTGTTGCCGGCCAGGATCTCGGGGCGTTCCGGCGGCTCCCCGCGCTGCTGCTCCCCGGTGTTCTCTTTCGGCAGTTCTTTAGGCGGCGTGATTAGTTGGACAGCAGCGAGGTTCGACTCACCATAGAGCCCCTCAGTCACCGCAAGCAGCTTAGAATACTCTTCGAGCTCGTTTCGCTGTTTCTGCTGCGCCGTGGCCATCCCGAGCCAGCCGCGCATGCCGGCTTCAAGGATGACATTGACCGCAGCCTGCGCCTCCCCGGCTTTGTCCAGTGCCTCGACGACCGACTTTAACGACTGGCCGCTCCGTGTCGTCGCATGCTCAAGATCGACATTGGCCTCAAGAAATTTGAGAAGCTCCTCGGGTGTCGATGAGTGGCTGACGACCGCTTCGACGCCCTTGGCGCTGCTGAGATGGGCGGATTGAGCATATGCCTCCCCGAGCCGCGCGAGCTGTTCGCGCGACCCCTGCATGCGCGTGGGCAGCTTATCGAGCTCATCCGTGATGTCGCGGATCGTCCGGCCGCTCTCGTGGAACTCGGTCCGCAGCACATTGGCGAGACCTTGCGCCTGACTCTTGGCTTCGCCGTAAGAGACGCCAGCGCGCACCAGCCGGTCAGTGGCGTCGCGCAGCGCCAGCACGCCTTCGATCGCCTGGTAGGCGGCATAGCCGATCGCCGCCAAGGCACCGACACCGGCGGCAGCAACAACGCCCCACGGACCCGCAAGGCTCTCGACGATCGTGTGCAGCGAGCCCATGCGCTCGGCCAGCACCAGGATCGATCCGGGGATGCGGTTGAAATTCCCGCTGATCGCCTCGTGGCCGAGGACAATGAACTCGCGCGTCGTTCCCGCTGTCGCGAACTGCAAGCGGTGATGCGCCTCGCTTGCCTGGTCGAGCTGCTCGGGGATCTCCGAGTAATAGCGAACGCCGGTGGACGCCTGGTTTTCGGCGCGGGCATTCTCCATTGCCGCCGCCGTCAATGCCTTCCGCGCCACAATCTCGGCGTTGATCTGGGCGATCTGCCCTTGCCGCGCGGTGATCTCGGCGCGCATTCCGGCGATGCCGCTCTGCGCTTCGACGGCAGCCTTGGCCTGCTCACCAAAGCCCTGGGTTACCTCCGCGACTTGGGTTTCGGTCTTGGCCAAGTCCGACTGCAGCTTCGTAAGCTCGCTCTGGAGCTTTTTGACGCTGTCGGCCGATTGGTTGATCCCGCTGGTAAAGCCGGAGGCTTCAGCCGTGATTTTGACGTTGATCGTGCCGTCTGGCATGGTCGACCTCCGTCTGGTGAAAGCACATTAAGGAATTGGCGGGATGGACTGCTCGAATATCGCGTTCGAAATCCTGCCGTGGCTCGGGCTGTTGATCCTGTTCAACGCCGCCGAGCTGGTTCTGCTGATCGGGATGACGGTGCGGCTGCGGGCCGCGCGCGACACCGTCATGGACGCCGTCGAGGCCCGCCTGCTCGAGCTCGAACGAGACCGCGTAGGCTAGCGGTCGAGCCCGATGAAACCGCTCGGAAAGTCGGCGACCATCTGCCACGCATTGGGCTCGTCCAAGGCGCGCCGCGGTCGCTTGTAGCCAAAATACGCGGCGACAAAGACGTCAGCTGGCGGCTCGTCACCCCATTCGGTGTAGAGCGCCTCGAGCCGCGGGAAGGTCAGGTCATCTTCCCACCATTCCCAACGCGAGCCTTTTAGCCGGTTGCAGACGTGGGCGATGATGGCGTCGAAATCTGGGAGCTTGGGCTCGGCGGCTCCCCGGTCGCTAAAGGGCCGGCGGCCTCGGTCTCGGTGCGGCGCATCATGCCGGTCTGCTGCGCGATGATGCCGACCGCGTCGACCATCTCCATCATGCCGATCGGCATGTCGTCGAATTGCTGCCGGGTCAGCGTCGGATGCGCGCGAGTGAGCGACCAATAGAGCGCATCGCTGAGCAGATCGAAAAACTCGGGCTCAAGGGCTGAAATGATCTCGAACGAGAAATCGGTGACCCGCCACAGCCGCGAACGCAGCTCGGTCTCTGAGCCGAGGCTCTCGATCAGGCTTTGGCGCTCGTCGTCTTTGATGGTGGCGAATTTCTGTTCGGCGATGTCACGCATCCGCTTGGTGATCTTCGCTACGGCAGGCACGACGATGCGGTTCTGTCGCGGTGCCAACAGCGGGATCGGCCAATCTGTGCCAACAAGCCGAATGCACGGTGCGCCGGTGCTCTTGGCGTGCTCGTTGGGCGAGGCCAGCAGATGCGTCGCACTGCCGCCCGGAAAGGGTGGCGGCAATGTCGCTGCAGCCGGCGCTGCTGCGGGCGATGCTGCGGGCGCAGGTATCTGGGCGCCCGTGAGCGTGTTGAACTCACGCACAAGAGCCTGTGGATCGAAATCTGGCAATTAAAACCCCCTTGAAAAGCGGCTGCGCCGCGCCGCTGGGTCCCTGAGAATGCCCAGCAGCGCAGCGAGCCCGGTAAGCCACGGATCGGATGAGGAGCGTGGCTTACAAGTCGGTCATGGCGATGATGCCCCAGTTGTTGGAGCAGTCGGCGAACGCCTGGAACTCGAGGTCCATCATTGTGTAGTCAACGTTCTTCATCGGCAAAGAAGTGCGCGATGCTTTGCACTGATTGAGCTTGACCGAGATCACCTTGGTCACGCCGCAGACGTTGTAGGTATTCGACCCGAGCAGCTCGAAGGTCGTGCCTTGCCCCATCAGCTGGTTGGCGGCGTTGATCTGGTTCATCGTCGTCACGTTGTAGCTGTAGTAGACATCCAGCGACACCGTATCGGCGGCATTGAACGTGTAGGCACCGACACCCGCGGCACCGGCGATATACTGCCCGGCAGACGGCGTGGCGGTTACCGGCTGTAGCGGGTTGCCGGTTGAGTGGTAGCGCACACCCAGGTCTTCCGAGAAGGTCGCGCCGTTGGTGACCGTGACGGTCGCGGCACCCGTGTGGTTCTCCGGTGCGGCGATCTGGAAGCCAGAGCTCGAGGTCAGCGTCTGACCGAGGATCGTGTTGTTGAGGTTGGTGGCGCCGATCTGGGCATACTTGCCTTTGCCGGTGATCTTCATCTGCGCCTGGGCGATGTCGACCGGCAATGCGTATTGCCCGATCAGCTCCTTGTTGGTGCGGTCGATGCTGATCTCCATGTCCTGGAGCACACCGAGCAGCGTGACCACTTGGTTGGCGGTGTCGGTACGTTTGCAAAACCAGTTACCGACGCCGAAATTGTAGGCGACCATTGCTTAACTCTCCAATGTGAGGAAACCGACGCCATCGCGGCGTTGGACTGGTGGGCGATACGATGTCGGGATGCCCCCCTCGGGCTCCCGCGAAGGGAATGCCGACGGTCATCCGACGTTGGCGAGCGCCTTGCCCAAGGGCGTTTTCTTGAAAATCAGGCAAAGAAAAAGCGCCCCGCAGGGCGCTGTCGGACTAATTCGTTAGCTATATCAGGCGGCGAGCGATGTCTTGACGACGCCGCTGGTGATCGACTCGATCTCCGAGTCCTCGATGATCTCGCGGACCATCTGCATGACACTGTCCCAATCGCCGGGAACCGGCTGCTTGACCAGTCGCATGCTCGGATACCACGGGGTGTCGTCACGCTCGGTAAGCCAGCGCCAGCAGTGCCAGTTCGCCAGCATCACGATCGTCGGCCGGCCAAGCGCACCCGCCAGGTGCACCACCGAGGTGTCGACCGATAGGACCAGGTCGACCTGCATCAACGCCGCCGCCGTGTCGGCGAAGTCACCCAGGACCCCGGAGAGATCGCCGAACCCCGAGCGCAGGCCGTCGCGTTGGATGTCGCCGGCGCGCTCGCCCTTTTGCAGCGAGACGAAGGCGAGCTGCGGCATCTCCGCCAGACGCATCAGGTGCTTGAAGGGCATCGAGCGACGCATGTCGGGGATGTAGCCGGAGGACCCGGCCCAGACCACGCCGACCATCAGCTGGACCCCCGGCGGCTTGAGAACCGGGATACCCAGACCGGTATCGGGGGCGCGCAGATATGGCGCCGACGGCAGGGTGTCGAGCGTGGTTTGCAGGTGCAGCGGCACCGACATCATCGGGCAGTGGTAGTGCGCCGGCGGCGGCGGCCCGTCGACCAGGACGACCTCGTCGGCGAGGCCCGAGATGCTGATCAGCCGCATCAGCGGTTGCGGCACCGCGGCGATGACATGCGCCCCGCCGGCGCGCAGCTGCGGCAGAAACCGGCAGAATTGCAGCGTGTCGCCAAAGCCCTGCTCGTGATGAACGATGATCGTCTTGCCCTCGAGGTCCTCGCCGTCCCAACGCGGGATGCCGCTGTCCCACACCGGGTATTTCGCCAGGTCGTCCCAGCGCGCCTCGTGGTGCAGCAGGCCTTCGGGTAACTCACCGCAGGCGAGCAGGCCGATGCCGAGGTCGCGGCGGATCCGCTGTTCCTCGGGGGCCAGGTCACGGGCCCTGCGAAAGCACTCGACGGCTTGTGTGGGCTTGCCGGCGGCGACCCGCGCCAGGCCGAGGTTGTGCCACAGCCCGGCGACGCTAAGCGGGTCGATATCGGCGCCAAGGGCTTTCTTTTCGCCGACGATCTTGAGCGCCGCCATCTGCGCGGCTCCGGCCTCGACGTAACGATCGGCGCGAAACAGCGCGTTGCCGAGGTTGCCCAGATAAGCCGGGTTTTGCGGCTCGAGGTTGACCGCGCGCTGCGCCAAGGCGACCGCAGCATCGAATTGCCGGCGGTCGCCAACGATGCACGCCAGGTGGGTCAGCGCCGCGTGATGATTGGGGTCGAGGCGCAGTGCCGAGACAAAGCAATGCTCGGCCGCACCGAGATTGCCGCGGTCCTCATATTCCTTGCCCGACAGAAAGTAGCGGTGCGCCGTCGGAATGAACTTGCCGTCATCGGCTGGCGCGGTCAGCGGCGCATGGATCACTCGCCGCGCTCCGCGTCGACCTCGTGCTCCGCAGCCTCGAGCTCTGCCTCGGGCGCGTCCTCAAAGGCTTGCCCTACGGCATGGGTCTCAACGCTTTCAGCTGCGGCGGTATCGACCTCTGTCTGCTCCTCCGGCAGCACTTCGCAGCCAACCCGGCGCAGCGCGGCCACGTCGTGAATATCGATGTCACGGATCACCCGGTTCTCGTCGGCGTAATAGGAATTGCCGCTCACCAGGTGGAACGACTGCCCGGCAACACGCGCCAGCATCTTCAGTGGTTCAGATCCCATTGGTTCAGATCCTTTTGCGGGAATTGGTTCAGACCCTCTCTCGGGAGGGAGGTCGGGCAGCAGCCCGACCAGTTGTTTGCCGCCCGGCAGCCATCGTGCGATGACGCGACGGATCTCGCGGCAGGGACAGCCCATGTGCTAAGGTCTCCGTGCTGCAGCCTGCGAAAGGCGGGCCGGGTTGGGACCCGCCTTTCTTTATGCCGCTAGGCCAGCCCGCCGCTGCGTTTGTCGCCTTCGGCGAGCACCCGGGCGAATTGCCGATTGCCGAGTGCTACGCCTTTAGCCTGATATTCGGCGCGTTCATCGGCGCTCATGCGCGCGACAAACATGCCGCAGTGGAACGTGCGGCAGGCGAGCGGCCGGCGTTCGTAGATCGTGCACCCGGTCTCGCCCAGATAGACACAGCCGCCATCGGGACCGCGCTTGAGCAATTTGCCGTCGGCCTCGGTCTGGTATTGCGAGGCGTCATCCCAGGGCAGCAGATACACGCCCAGATGGCAGCACGCGGTGCACGTACCGCAGTCGACTGCATGCGCCGGCGGCGGTTCGTCGGCCACTGGCGACGGTATGACCTGGGCCTGCGCCAGCTCGCCACCGATTGCCTTGAGCTGGGCGGCGAACGAGAGCAGGTCCATCGGCTAATGCCGGGTGGCCCAGAACGCCGCCAGTTCAACGGCGTCGCCATTGAACCGGCTGAGATCGCAGAACCCGTTGTCGCCGGGCACTCCAGGCACGACCCCTTGGTCGGTGTATTGCCACAGGGTATAATTGGACCAACCGAGCGGCGGCACCGGACGAGTGCCGTACTCGGGCAGCCATAACTGACACTTCGAGAGCACGCGGTTTGGCAGACCGGTGCCGATGCCGTCTGGCCCATAGCGGTTGATGTAGAGCAGCGGCAAGGTGCCGCGAACCATGCCCAGCCGAGTGACGATCTCCGCCGTCTGAGCGACGGTGATCGTGTTGCTGCCATTCGCCTCGACATCGAGGGCGAGGAAGGGCAGGCATGAGACGAGCTGCAGAAAATGCGCGGCTTGCGCGGCCGGTGGGTTCGCATCGCAGAAATGATAGACTGCGTAGGGAAGGTCGACGCGCTCGGCACCGCGCAGATTGGCGAAAAACTCAGGGTCGACCCAGGTGTGGCCCTCCGTCGCCTTGATGATCACGCCGTCGACGAGCCCGGAAGCCTTGACTGCGTCCCAATCGATTGTTCCATCCCAATGGCTAATATCGATGATCATTGGGTCACCCCCAGGAACACTTGCCGGTGCATGCGGTGCAGTTGGTCTCGCACTCGGCGCAGCTGCCGATTTCCTCGCCCTTCAAATTGACGTGCTTTCGCTCTTGGGATTTGGCAGTCTCGCGTCGTAGCTGGATCATGCGGGCATGGATCGTCTCAAATTCGTCGGCGGCGCGTCTGCTCACGGGGGTATCCTTGGAAATGCTGAAAACTTACGACCTTGAGGTCGAGGTGCGGGGGCGCTACACGATGCGCGTCCAGGCAGTGGACGACGTTGCCGCGCGCGATCTTGCCCGCGCTTTTCTCGACAAACCCAGGGAACTGAGCAGTGTCGTGCAAGTGACCGGTCGCCGGCCCTTTGATGTGATCTCGCTTGGTATGCCCGTGGAGGTCGAATGACTGCAGCCACACGTCAGCCCGGTTACTATTGGGTCAAAGAGCGAGAGCAGGGTTGCGCTTGGCAGATCGCACACTGGAACCCGCACGCCGCGCTCGTCATGCCGGGTTGGTGGATCGCTGGCCGGATTAGCGGCGAATACAGCGACGAGTCGTTTGCCGAGATCGACGAGCGTCAGCTCAAGAGGCCCGAATGACCGTCGAACGGATGTCGGTCGAACAGCTGGAAAAGTGGCGCGCCGATCCCGGCTGGACCGCGATCACGCTCGAGGTGATGCCGCATACTGCGGTCACCGAGTCGTTTCCCGACCGCGACCTCGACGAGGCGCTGCGCGAGTTCGAGACCCAGATGAAGATCACCGAGGAGCTGAGGAAAGATCTCGCCTTCTACGCCGGCATGCGGCGCCAGACGGTCCGGCAGCTCGCCCCGGCAGTGGCGCGCTTTGACAAGAGCGCGATCTCAAACTGCGGGGTTGCCGCACTCTGGTGCGTGCTCAATCACCCGAACGACCAAGGCGCGATGCGGCTGAAGATGGACGCGCTGCGAGCGGAGGGCTTAGCCCCGCATTTCACGCTGTGCCGCGGCCCGGGCCAGACGGCGACCTTTGGGACGGCACTCGGCGACCGCTATGTCGACATCCGTCGCGACGTGCAGCACCGCGTCGGCGCGAACAGGACGATCTTTGCGACAAGGCCCTATCCAAAGGCGCCGTCCTACATTTGAGCTGGGTCTTCGCCGCTCGCATCAGCGGTTGTCGCCGCACCAGCGGTCCGACCGAACGCGTCTGTGTTCGCCCGGGCCGGCGGGTCAAACCGCTCGGCACCCGGCGAGGGGAACTGCGTCACCTGGCCGTCGGTCGCCACATACATCTTGATGCCGAGGCTGTCGGCGACGCGTTGCGCTTTTTCTTGTGGAGTCATGGTGTTTTACTCCGCTGAGCCGCCCGCTGGCGACATTCCTTCTGTGCGCGTTTCAACCGACGCTTTGCGGCGTGGCGCTGGCGCGAGCGCTTCATGCGGCTCTACTCCGAGAGAAAGCTGAGCAGCTTCACAACAACATCAAAGGCGACACCCTTGACGTTGCCGGCGACCAGTGCCGAATAAAATTCTGCCAGATCGGCGCGCGTCTCTAGCTTGATGGTGGCGCCACGCTTTGCGCTGGTGTCTTGTTCAACTGTGATCGCCATCAGGCGACCACGCCTTCGAGGGTCATCGTCTCAAGCTGCAGAAACCCCGGTGGCATGCGCCCGTCGTTTTCGAGGTCGCGCAATTCGGGGTCGCTGCTCTGTCCAATCAGGTGCTGAGTGATGCTGGCAAAGCCGGCGCCGACCAACGCGCGGTGCAGCAGTGACACGCTGTAGATGAACTGGTGGCCAAAGCCATTGGCCAAGTTGACCCCGACATCGAGCGCGGTCTTCATGCCGAAATGCTGTTTCGCCCAAGCGACGTAGCGCCAGTCAGTGTCGGTCAGCTGCTCAGCCGGGCCGCATAGCCGCTGGATGAACGCGCGATCGGGGCACGAGATGCGGATCCGGCCACCCGGCTTCATGACCCGGTGGCACTCGGCGAGCATGGTCAAGCCGCCGGCGTGCGGGACATGCTCGATCATGTGCTCGCTAAAGGCGTAATCGAACTCGCCGTCGGCAAACGGAAAGTGCTGTGTCGCATCCATGCGCAGGATGTCGGGCCGCCACGGGTTGAGGTCAGTGTTGGTCCAACCCGGCAGAGGATGGTTGCCGCAGCCAATGTGCAGTTTTTTCATGGTGCGGTGTCCCTGATGAACACAAGACCGGACTCTGAAAAATATTTCGGCCCGGTTTCGGCGTGGGCGATCGTGCGGTAGAGGTCGTTATCAGTGGCCAGCGTGTAGCCCATCTGCTGAACGTGCTTTACCCAATATTCCTTGGGCTGCAGGTTGACATGATGATGGCCCCCGTCCACCCCCGGCAGGCAATGCGTCATCGCGATGATGCGGCCATTGCTCAGCGTCTTGATCAGCGACTCGAGATAGCACTCCTCAATGTGCTCGACGACCTCGACGCAGAGCACGAGGTCGACAGGCATCGTGTAGGGACCAGCCTTGAGGTCGTGCAACGCGATCGGGAAGACTGCGCGTTCCACATTGAGCGGCAGACCATCGATCCCGTGAGCGTAGACGCCTTGACGATTGAAAAACGCGACCGCGTGGCCTTCCCCGCAGCCGACGTCCAACACCGAGCGGACGCCGAACCTGTCGATCAGATAGCGCCATAGCGTCGGGGTAAAGCTGCAGCTGTCGCCGCCGCGTAGGTTACCGCCGAGATCCGGCCTCGCGCGATCGACGACACAGAAATCCATCACGCGGCCTCCTTGGGGTTGCTCATCGCCACGGCTCCCCGTCGGCTTTGCCAAACCACGGTTCGCCAAGGGCATCGTTCTCCTGTTCGATCGCTTGGCAGAACTGGCGGAAGACCTCGTGGCCGTTGGGCTGGGTCGCTTCCCAGCGCTTGAGCCCGTCGACGATGTCGTAGAGCGCGCGCAGCAGCCCGACCGCCTGGACGTAGGGGTCGGCGCCGACCGGGACCAAGCCGATCTGATGCCGGGCAAAAATCGCCAGATCCGCCGGCAATTTCGCCCCGCTGCGCTCCGGCCGCGAGGTGTAGCGGTTGGTCTTCTCGAGGTAGGCCGCGACATCGGGATGGGAGAGGTGATCGAGCCAGATGCCCTCGACCTTGACCCGCTGCCGGCACTCGGGATCGACGACCGCGGAGGCGTGTACCTCAGTGGGGTAGTGGATCATGCCGCGGCGATAGAGGGCCGGCCGCAGCTCCTCGGGGTAGCTTCGCGGGTCGAACCGCCCGAGGATGTAATGGCGGATCGGGAGGTAGAAGACATCCGCCTCGGGGCATTTCGCGATGACCTCGCCGATCCCCTCGGGTGCCGTGGGCGAGAGGATCTCGTCGTCGTCGAGGCAGATGATCCACTCGTGCGAGCACAGGCTCTGCGCGTAGGCCCGGGTATCCTCGACGACCGGGGTCCACGGCACCAGCTCATAACGGTCGGCGAGCTCGCGCGCGACCATGGGGGTCTCGTCCGTCGAAGACTTATCGACGACGATGAGCTCGTCGACAAAACGCACCCGCCGCAAGCAAGCGCGAAGTAATTCCGCCCGGTTATAGGCGATCACGAAGGCGCTCATCTTTGGCGGCCTCATCGGATCTTCCGCCAATAACCGTCGGGGTTAAAGGTCACGTTCTGGCCAAAGAAATCGCAATATTCGGCGGCGCGCACATAGTCGACGCGGCGCTCGGCCATGAATTCGTTGAGCCCGGTCAGCGGTCCGCCGCGGCGGTGCCGGCCGGGATAGAGCTCGTCGGCGTTGCCGTCCTCGACCACGATCATCTCGCCCGGCCGCAGCCAGGGGTCGAAGAAGTGCAGCACCGCGAGCGTGGTCTCGGGCTCGTGTGAGCTGTCTTCGATCACCAGCAACGGCCGCGCCATCTCACTGGCGAGCCACTGCGGCGGGATCGTCCTGCCGAGATCGTGTGCGTCACCCTGCAGAAAGGCGAGGCCGGGGATGGTCGTGCTCGGCGGGTTGACGTCGATCGACATCACCATGCAGGGGGTGATCCCCATCGCTACCTGCATGTCGCGGAACCACAGCGCTGAGCCACCAAAGGCCGAGCCGATCTCGATGATGGTCCGCGGCTTTTCGCGCCACAGCAGCATCGAGTAGAGCGCCAGGTCAAACGGATCTTTCCAGCAGGGATGGCCCTTGTAGGTAAAATTCTGTGCGCCTTGCTGGATCGCCTCGCGCAGTGCCGCGTTGCGACGGCCGCCGATCAGCGAGTCGAATTGCGCGGTCATCAAGCGGTGCCCGCAGCCCCGTCCTGCATGGCGCGCAGGAACACCACAAACTCGGCATAGGCCGCGGCAAGGACCTCGTAGAAGGGCAAGATCGTCTTGGCAGTCTCAGCCCTATCCTCGAGGCTCAGCTCGAGGAACACCCCTCTGGCTTGGCTCAGCGTGCTGCGAATGCGCTCGGCGTCGAGGGGGGTGCCGGGGACCACTGCCATCATAGACTCCCGCACCAATCGACGAGCCCGGTGCCGGTGTGGTGGCCATAGCTCGTCAGGTCCATCTTGGGCCGCGCAATGCCGCGCCAGATGTCGATCATGTTCATGACCCGGATGTCGTCGAAGACCACAATCGGGGAGCGGCGGAACGGGACGGCGGCCAACCGAGCGAGGAATGTCCGCTCGGTTAGCCCGTCTTTGGGGCCATCGACGAAGATCAACTCGGCCCCGGCGATACACTCGCCCCAGGTCGCGAACAGGTCTGGGGCCGCCATATCTTTCACGACCTGAGTCACCCGCGCGTCCGCAAAGTCCGCCTCGAGGAGCCAGGGATCCTGTTTGGTGCACCAGGGCTCGATATCGACGGTGTAGATCCGCGCCAGCGCATTGCCCTCGAGCATGGCAACCGCGCTCATCCCGGTATCGGTGCCAAACTCCCAGATGATCCGCGGGCCGAGCACCACGGAGATCGCGGTCAAGAGGTGGTAGTGCTGGCCCGGAAAGACCTCGAACCAGCGCCGGCCGGCCGAGGGCCGTGCACCGAGCCTGCGGTGGGTGATCCTGGGTGCCAGACCCGCGATGTCATGGGCCAGCGAATAGAGCCGCTGCGACGGCCGCCAGGGCTCGTCGTCGAGGCTTAGCAGCCGGCTCGGCTCGTTGCCCCGCGCCCTCACGCGCTGCCCTCCGCCTTATCGAGAATTTCCAGCCGGAAGATGAACTCGTCGCCCTCCTGCCGGCATTCATGCAGGCGGACTTTGTAAGTCGCCCCGCTTTGGTGCCGCAGGGTTCCAATCCGCCCGTCGTGCAATAGACCAAAGGTCTGATAAAAGGCGTTGCACGCCATCCGCTGCTCGTCGGTGATCATGCGCGGCCCGGCACGACGATGTCGGCGTAGTACTCGCCGGGTGCAAAGCGCTTGCCCATGTTGACCGAGCGCGCCTCGCCCTCGCCGCGGTAGAGCCGGTACGGCAGACACCGGAAATCAAAGCTGACCCGGCTAAAGCGCTCGCCGTTGATCTCGTTGCCGTGGCGCGTGGCGATCGCGTCAAACACCACGACGTCACCGGGCCAAGCACTGATCGAGCGTCGCCGGTTCGGTCCCTCCTCAAGGAAGACCGAGCTAGTGCCCGAGGCCCGCGTCAGCGGCAGCCAAAAATTCGTCTCACCTGCCGGATGCCCGTAGTCGCCGTCGCTGTGATACTCGCCGACCGCGACATTCCCCGGCTGATGCACCCGGAAGGTCGGGATCGCCTGGACGAGGAAGGGTTCGCTGAACTGCCGGGCAACGAACTCCATCACAAAGTCGGTATAAAGCGGTGCCCAGAGCTCGCGCGTGGCATAGAACCGCTCGTGCCACCGCGTCTTCTGGTCGGTCGCGCGCGTATGCAGTGGCAGCTCGTCGCGCAGAAACGACAGGTCCTTTTCGCCGAGCAGTTCGGTGATCAATGCCGGGAATGGGTATTGCGTAAGCTCATAGGTCAGCACGGTGTAGAGCGTGTCGGGCGTGATCATGCCTTCGCCCTCCGCTCGTACATTGCCTGCAGCATCTGCGGGTACTCGACGCGGCTGGTGACATAGTCATTGAACAGCGCAATGCGTTCGCCGAGTTGCCGCATGCTCAGCACACGCGGGAAGTTCCACAGGCCGTGAAAGCCAAAGCTTGGTTGGCTCAGTTCCCAGCCGGTGCGCTCGCGCGAGAAGCGGTAGGCGACGGCATCGGGTGCGAACAGCAAGTCACCGCGCAGCAGTGGCCGATAGCGGCGGCACAGCCAGTCGTCCTCGGGGAACTTGACCGGGAACACCTCGGCGTTATCGCGTAGGTACAGCCCCAGGCGCTTGCTACGCAGCGAGAAGCCGCCATTGCCGACTTCGGGTCCGCCGCGGTGCCAACCCCACGGTGCGCCGATGTAGTCGTAGCCAAGAAAGTCGTCGGACCAAGCTGCCGGGTTGATGATCCAGCTGTCCCACTGGATCACTAGGTAATGGCTGGTCTTGATCAGCTCCGGCACGGTGTGCCAGATCGCCTTGTTCCAGGCGTCGATGCCGTCGATCGGCGCGGGCAGGTGCCCGCTCGACAAGACATCGGCAAACCGGACGTGATCGAGGCAGTCGTTGATCGCCTGGTCGACGAGATCGGCAACCGGACCGGCATCGATCGCAACCAGCGTGACGTCAGGTAGATCGAGCATCAGCCGGCGTGGTAGAGATGAGTGGTCATTTCGGAGAACCCCCTTGATAAAGCGGATTATTCAGATCGCCGCCTCTGCGAACACGCTGTTTGCGCTGTGCTCTGACGGGTCGGTTTGGTGTCTTAGCCCGACAGAGTCATGGAAGCGGCTGCCGGACGTCCCGGGAGACCCGACGCCGGAGGCCACTGCAGAAAGCCTTGACCCTCGGCGGTCTGCAGCCCGTCAACGACGTGCACATGGATAGCCGCCGCCTCTGGCTGCCCGGCATGTTGGACCGCATCGACGCGGCCATGGCGCAAGGGGTCGACTTCTCGGCCTATGAGATCAGTGCCACAAAGCTGCGTCAGGTCATTCGCGACAGCCCCGGCAGCGACGAGCTGAAGCGCAGTTTGATCGCCTATCTGAACCGGCGGGTGCGCAACTAGGGCACGAGAATCCGCACCGGGATGACGGCACCACCCTGGCCGTGGTCGATGTCGACGTCGCTGATCGCCTTGACCGTCGCACCGTCGATGTAGACCGCCTGCACCAGCCCGCCGAGTGTCTGCGTCTGGTGCACATAGTTGTCCGGGGCGAATGCCGCCTCGACCGTGTCGATCAGCGGGTTGAGGATCGTCGCACCCGGCGTATAGCTGTCGTTGTTGTAGTAGACGATGATGTACCAGACCTCCCACCAGCGCCTGCGCAACCCGAGCTCGGCGCCCTCGGTCTTCTCGGGCTGCTCCCAGCTCATCAGACACGGGCAGTTGATCGCCTCGACGGCCGAGGGGCGAGTGTAGCGGCGGGTCGTCAGCGCAAAGCCCGGCAGCCCGTTGACCAGGTTGAAGACCGCGCTGAAGACCTGCTCGCGGGTCGGAGGACACGTCGACATCGAAACCCCCGCTATGCGGCCTGGGTGACGTTCCCGGCGCCAGCGACGGCCTCCCGGAACACCCGCATGATGTCGTCTTCGCGCTGCTTGAGCGCCGAGCGCAGATAGGAGCGCTCGGGGATAACCACGTCATGCGCCCGGGCATGCTTGGCGAAAACCTCGTCACCCTCCTTGCTGATCCAATGCAGCGCGTTGGCCTGGACCGGGAAAATATCCGGCAGGTGGATCGTGCCGCCCAATTCGTGGATCCGGGCATAGGGTGTTCCGCCGGCGGTGATGTCGGCGGTGACCGTGTCGCCGCTGCGGGTCACCTGGACCGAGATGTCGGCGACCTTCCCGGAGCCCTTGAACAGGCTCCGCTGATTGTCGCGCGCCTGCGAGGCGACGAGTTCGCCGGAACCGCGTGTCGCCAGATTGATCCGATGCCGGATGTCCGGCGAGGCGCGTCGCAGACGGTCGAGGAGCTCATCCAGACCCTTCCACTCGGCAGCGAAGCTCATTTCGGCACCTCGCCAAAAAGGATCGCCTCGACCAGACCGCAGATCGCGTGCGCCGCGACCAGGTGCAGCTGCTGCACCAGCGGGGTTTCGGTGGACGGGGCGACGATCGTGAGGGGACAGGCGTCGGCCAGCGGGCCGCCCGGGCGCCCGGTCATCGCGATGATCGGGATGCGGTCCAAGCGCTGCGCGGCCTCGACCGCCCGCAAAACATTCTGCGACTTGCCCGAGGTCGAGATCGCGACCAAGACCGTGCCCGGGCGCACCAGTGCGATCAGCTGGCGCTCGAAGACGTGGGCGAAGCCATAGTCATTGGCGATCGCGGTCAGGCTCGCGACATCGGCACCGAGGGCGATCGCCGGAAGCGGTGCGCGGTCGCGCGCGAACCGCCCGACCAGCTCGGCGGCGAAATGCTGCGCCTGCGCGGCGCTGCCGCCATTGCCGGCGATCAGGATCTGGCCGCCTTCTCTGAGCGACTCGGCAATGATCCGGGCGCTGACTCCGATCGCCTGGATCAACACTTGGTCGCCGATCGCCGCCTCGATCACGTCATGCGATTGGTAGAGAAACTCGCAAACCGGCGTGCGCAGCGACAGTTCTTCGAGGGGCGTCATCAGAGACCATTCTCCAGCCGGCGCCGCTCGGTCTGCAGCTTGGGATGTTGCCAGCACCGCCAGTCGGGCTGGACCTCGGGCCAGAAGCTCGTGACGCCGAGCACCACGACCTCGGGCTTGGGTGGGATCAGCCCGCCGCCCGCGGTGAGCACCGGCGTGTTTTGCTTTGGCGGTTGGACCATGACGACCGGCTGAGCGCGCACCGAGCTTTCGTGGCAGTAGAGCTTGCCGTCGTCCTTGTCGGGTTCGGCATACGGGCAGTTGGCGCAGCGCGGCAGGGCGCGCAGCTCGTCATACTGCAGCGGCACGTCGAGGATGATCGGATAGTCTTGGCCGGGCAAGGCTGACATCAGAAGCCCCTTGGCATTGGCGAGACTGGCACGACCGACTTGAACTGCTGCAGATCTCTGCACATCCAGGGGTTCATATCCTTCTGGCTGTAGGTAACCCCGTCGCCGGCGGCGGTGCCGATGTGGTCGGCGACCACACCCGGGTGCTGGCGTTCCATCCGATAGCGCAGCGCCACCAGCTCGATGCAGGCCTGCTCGATCTCGTAGGGAACCGTTGCATAGCCCGCCTGGTAGATCAGGCTGACGCACTGCTGCACACGTGGGATCGGATAGCCGGTGATGACCAGCTTGGTCGGCGTGAAGGTGTAGCCGGCCGGCGGATAAAACGTGGTTGGCAACGCGTTGACGAGCGAGCCCGGAGTCGGCTGAAAGACGATCAGATCGCCGCTCGACACACCAGCGCTGCCCGCACCCTGGCTCATCACGACGGTGGTCGAGGTCGTCGACTGCACCGTGGTGTTCGCCTGGATCGCGTTCAATGTCGTCGGGTCGGTGATCTGGAGGCCTGCGACGATCCAGCTCGGCACGTTGGCGAAATGCAGGGTCGCATTGCCGGCCGCGGTCGTCGCGTTGGTGGTCAGGGTGCCGCTGGTTTGCGGGATCGGCGGGATCGAGACGCCGGCGACGACGACGCCGTAGACCTGCTGCACCGGGTAATTGGCGAACACAAAGGCGTTCGAAGCGGGGCCGTAG